CGGCCCTAGAATTTCTAAGGTGGGGATAATCCCCATCTAGCATTCCCCGTTCGGATAAACATCCTATCTTACCTGTGGTAAGGCGGGTTGGGAAGTCCCGGTCATCACTTCCCAAGGTGGTCCATTTTTCTTTTAGATTTCAGATAGGATACCGACCACCTTCTCTAATCCTGTCTTCTCTTCGGCTTCTTTTAAAATTTTAAGTTTTCCCTTTAAAGCCACATTGGAAGAGTCTACGGATCCTCCGTACACTACTTCAAAACCCTCACCGTAATCGAATACGGCGAAAGACCTATCAAAATCGTAGAGTTCATCACACGATGACCCACGATTTCGAACGAAGCCAACACAATGAACCTTGTGTAGCTTCTTACCCGATTCCTCAATAACACCCCAAAGTGTTTCTAAAGCCGGAACCGGTATAGTCAGATAAGGAGCTCTCTTTTCTCCTTCACTCAACTCTCTCTTACCTCGACCACCATATCTCCTCAACATGTAATCATCGACACTGAGTCCATCCAAGAAATTCAGGAATGTCTCATTGTTTGTAGCCACCACGTTGCCTAGAGAGTCGAGGAAACTAAATAGCTCAGCATACCTTCTCCTACTCGAGTCAGAGAAGACGTTCAATTTATCGTAAAAGAAAGAACACTCGTTTCCCTCTTTTGCGCGCATGAACAAACTGTACTTAACTTTGTAAAATATTTCTTCCTCATTAGCATTGAGGAGGTTTTTGTCCTTACTTACCAATATAATCCTCTCCATCCTTAAACAAGGAAAATAAAGGTCTCAGACCTTATTTGCGTCCACCCATAAAGATGTGCGGGGACACAGCCGTCTTCTCAAAGACGTTGTGTTCGCCAGAACCACTCGAGTTTGCTCTGTTTATGGCTACCATTCTGGCTAACTCACTTACCAACGCTGCATCATCACCGTGTACTCTGGCTTCTACGTGTAAGCAATCTGGATAGAACGAGTAATAATTCCTCGGTACTCCGTTCTTAGTACATATCCTAGTGTTAACCACCAACTTCCCAGAACTCAGTCCTTGAACAATTGTGGAAGTAAAACCTCTCCCAAACTGTCTCATAGGATTATCGTATCCCAAATTGGATAGTGAGTTGCTCAAAGCAATTCTGATCTCCTCGTGCGTGACGTTAACATCTTTACCATCATACTTAGCTGTGGTGGAGTAGTTCTGAGTCGCCGAAACTTTCGGTGATGTAGAAAAGGTGCACATATCTTGGAAAGATTGCATCAAAAATTGGATCATGTGTTTCGCCGATTCTGATATACCCTTCGATTTACCCAACTCCCACAGAGCTTTGGATCCTATCACCTTGTGTGCATTAGTAACTATTCCTGGGATCGGAACGTTAATCATGCGTGGTACATCAACCTTGGTGAAATCAATTATAGCATTTTCGGCTGCTATCAAATCTTCAAACGTCGACACAGTAGTCCTACCTCCCGGCACAGGTAGGTTCATTATTTCCTTGACTTGGTCTTCCACTGTCTTAGGCCCAGAGTCAGCATGTTCAGGTTGTTTTTGTTTGCTCGAATCAGCCATCTTAAACAAAAGTCATGATCACTCACTGAGTGTGTTTTAATAAAGTTTTGTGATGATTTTTCACAGTCTCAGGCAAAGGTAGCTGATCATACATAAAATCTATCGGGTTTACAAGTCTGTTACTTAACTTAAACCCTCTTACCGGAGTGTTTGCGGTCCTGAATCTATGAGCTAAACGCACTAGGTGAACATTTTCATGCTCATACAGTACGCGAGGATCTACGTAGCCCACAAAATCAAAGTTCAAATTAGGTGGAATATCCATCATGTCTCGCCATTTAGCGTATGAACCTCCAGTATCTCGCAGAATGAAGTATGCTACTGTAGCTAACGGCGCGCACCAAGCCCTTTCCACCTCTGGGATAGCATTCTGATACTCAGCAAACACTCTGTCGACTCCGGAATAATTCACAACATAAGTCTTGTGTTTATGCACCATCCCCAATTTAGTTGGTAGATTGGTGAATCTAACCGGATTCGTCCTGTAATGTATGTATCTCTGTAAAATTGCTAATATTGCTTCAGCAAAGTTAAAATCGACATGCATGTTGTTCAACAGAAACTCTCTCACTATCCGCGCGGTAAGATCGGAGTATTGTTGTTGAGTAAAAGGTGAAGCAACTCTCATCAACGTTTTACCCATCAAATTATCCTCATATTTGCTGTGCATAACAACAGCGTCACCTCTAACCATCTCCCCAGAATTGATTGCCGTTTTAGCAAGAAGCGTACTCAAGCTTTCTTCATCCTTGTACCTTAACAAACCTTGCAGATCCTTCCGCACTTTGATTCCAACAACCACAGCAGTTTCTACTCGGTCTTCAAACGTGCTGGTAGAACCGTCAGTTGACTCTAAAGCTTTTAAAATAGTGTATCTGACAGCAGGAAGAGACGAACATAAAAGTAAATCTTCAGATTTGAACAAGTGCTTGCATATGTCATCGATCTTCTGCTTCTCCAACACGAATTTCACTCCTTCGATAGGATCCGCCATTTTTGACTTCGCCAGCATATTCAAAACAGCGAGCTTATTCTCATTCGACAAATCTGTATCTGACACGCTTATGACACTCCCCACACTGCGAACGGCAGCTACAGGTAAAGCGACTTCTCCCATAATCTGGTTTCTCGTAGGTAACTCTCCAAGATAATTGCCTACGCAAAAAATCAAATCCGTCAAATGTTCCTCCTCCCCAGGCAACGAACGTGCCATGTCACGCGCGGTGACCTTCGACACCTTGTAAACGAAATTACTCGACTGTGTAACAGGAACATCGACTAGAGCTAATTTTGCTCTGAGTAATGTTTCCGGAGTTGCCAAAGCTGCCCTTATCTCGGTTGCTAGCGGATAGTAAAGATGACCCAGTAAATTTCTCGACACTATAAAATTTCCCAATAAATGTCTTGACCATCCTTCCGAATCCGACCACGCCATCATGTTAGCCCCAGATCTCTGCCACCATGTATTAGCAACATAAGTGCCGACGGCAAACCTCCCAGATATAGCACCGTAATTGCGTCGTAGATAACTAAATATTTCAGCGGCTTCTACTGCAACTTCCGATTTACCATAGAAAGTCCGTAGTAAGTCCAGAAACCCTGAATCATTCACGTCTGCCGAAACGTAATCGCTAGTTGCTCTCAAAGCCATGTCTTTTATATATGATTTCCCTTTGTTGTCTACCAAGCGTTAACAACCCCGTCTCACCTAACAATTTTGGAATAAAACGATTTAATCTCAGCGACCTCAGGTCCTATTCTAACGTCATCAGGACTTACGAATTTCGGACTGAGTTCGGTCTTGTTAGGTATTCTTGGTTTCACGGAGTTCTCCACCTTAATACCATTCAAATAAACCTCTACTCTTCCATCTTCAAAAATTCTTGTCTTTTGTCTCACTACGGATCTAGGTGGATAAGTCGAGGTTTTAACACTCCCCGAAAAGGTCATCTCGTTCATATTAGCCATGGAACTCTCACCCTGCATAAGAACAACGCCAGTATCTGTAGAGGGCATGGTAAAACGACTCTCAACCGTAGACGGGATGGGGTGACCTTTGGGAAAAATGCACACAGCCTTCAAATTTTTAAATTCATCTGATAAACTCCCAGAAATGGAATCTATCAATCTATACCTAGAAGATCCAGAGAAAGTTTGCGCATATAAGGCTCCACCTAGAGCAACTGCCGCTCTGTAAGTTTTCCTATCAAATATCACTTTCGTGATCATGGGTAAGGAAGCTACTGAATCTATAACCCCGGGTAGGTAAGAGGTGCCGCCGATTAACACAGCTGCACATTTCGTTAAGCGTCTTCCAGCCATCAACGATAAAACCACCTGTCTCGCTCTTTCCACGAAAGGTCGACATATAGCTGAAAAATCTTGGAAAGTTAGCTGAATAGATTTTACATTGCCTGATTTAAGTAGCACACGCCTAACGCTTTTCCCTGGGTTGTCTACGATATCTATCTTAAGGGCTTCCATAGAAAACTGATCTAATTCTTTCTTGTCCACCTTCAGCCTTTCCGCACAAACTTCAAGCAATCTGTTATCTACGTCCCTGCCTCCCAGATAGTTATCTCCCATCGAATCCAGTACTCCCACGTACGCACCCCCAACCACGAGTAAGGAACTATCAAAAGTGCCTCCTCCGAAATCGTAGACTAACAAATAATTCACAGAAGCTTTCGGGGTAGTTATGAAAGCACTCAATCCAGCTGCGGTCGGTTCGTTTACTACCGCCTGCACATCTATAGAGCTCAACTTACAACTTTCAAAAATAAAACCCCTTTGATAAGAATTGTAAGCTGCTGGTACTGAACAAACAGACACAGATACTTGTTGATTCGTCATCTTGATCGCTAGTTGTACCAATCCCGTTATAAAATCAGAGGCTAAAGTGAGAACTGATTTGGCTTTCCCGCGCGCACCGTCTACTGGTCCTATAGGACAACCCCAGTCGTCAATCACTACCTCGATTGTGGGTTTCAATTTATCGAGATACACATCTTTGTTGAACTTGTTGAGTCCGAAATACCTTTTTATATCACGATAAACCTCTAAGTCTTTTTCCAACAGTGCCCCCAAACCTATGGCGTGAGTGTTGTCCTTCCTGTAACCAACGACAGTAGGTATAAATATCGTGTCACTCTCTACCACACAACCATCAATTCCTTTACCTGGAGAGAAACACAGAGTGGAATAGGTAGTGCCAAAATCAATACCCACCTCCATGAGGTACTGGATTATTTGGTGGTAAACTGTTCGGCCAAAGCACTCTTTGAAACAACAATATCAAAACGATGATGATCGCGCAAAGTGCTATGAAAGTTATCAAGTATATTGCCCAAAGAAAGTTATCCACTCTTAACATCAGACCTTATATGTGCTTCAAATCTGGAATGATTGTAAGCATACAAATCGAACCACAACCTCTTAAATTGTTCTGGGTTGCTGCGTAAAGAATTTATGGTACAAAAGCTTTCGTAAGCATGTGGAGATGATACCCACTTGTTTGCGAAACTCGATACCAACTTTGATATGTTCGCGTCCGAAGTGTAAGCTTCGGTTATATCAAAAAGGGACTGCCACTGCTCCAGCAAAATCTTATCTGTTTCAGGTCGTTCTTTACCGAACTTCACAAAAATTTTGAAAGGATCAGGCATCACTTTAATCTTTCCCGAGTTTTCAATTGAAAACTTACCACAAAAATATTTGGAGGCACAATCAAAGTATTTGACATCGAACTCATACTTCAAATCGTAAACATCGAAATTGACACGAGGAACACCTTTCTTGAGAATCAGTGAGTCATCACCGGCAAAACAGACTGCGTTCAATGATGTCACGTCTACACTCTGTGAAAGCAACATCATGTTGATTACAGTGTTTCCTATCCACGTATTCGCAGCACCTGTGCGACGTTGGGCATATACCTCCGCAGAAAATGACCTCTTATTAGTAACAGCTTTGCCAAAGAACTCGCTGGCTGCCCAGATTTGAAGAATCTTTTCTGGTAAACCTAACGTCCTGTAGATTTCCAATTCTACAGCTTTTGTGAACGTGGATTGGGATTTGTCGTATTTAGATATGTCTACCTCGTCACAATTGAACGTATCAATTGACTCATCGTTAAGCGCCGCGCTCAACTGATCAGCAAATTCTTCAAAACTTAATCCGTTGAAAAGTACAATATTTTTGTGTACGACTGTGCGCAATCTATTGACCAATTCTCTAAAACACACGGAGAAGTGTGCGCATATCGCTCTGTCATGGAAAACTATATTCTGCCCAGGTGGTACTTCCGACAGACACTCCAAATCTGTTTTAAATTTTACATCCGCTTTTACCATCAGCTTAAACCTATTCAAATTTGTACCTAGTTCAACAGGATTTTCCAATTCCATCATTAAAGCTTTCTTTCCCATTGGAGTTCTGCTCAACAACCAATCGGCTAAATCAAATATATTTGGTTCTACAGGATCCACCAACACTTCACTCAATTTTCGAGAATCTACATATGATCCGAAAAAGTCATCTACCACAGTCATTACTTCGTCTGTTACATCTGGATGCCACAAAGATTTAACTACACCCGCATTCCTCTTTTCATAAGCCAAAATGTTTGCTTTCAGGGTGTTCTGTCTGCGTACCACCATCTGTGATCTAATCCTCGGTTGATTAGAGAAAAACTTGATCGGTTTGAAGCGAATATCGTTATCACTCATGGAAAAATCCGTGATGTTGGTGATGGTATCCGTCATTTGAAACTGTTCTTCCGTGCTCAGAAACAATAAAGACCCCACTCCGTTCAGTGCGTCATCGAGAAAACTTTGGATGGCTTCGAAGTGAGCTTTAGGGGGTCTTCCCAAACCCAACGGTATTGGGACGACCACATCCTTACACGGAAGATAAATGTTAAACGCACTGCTGGACTACAAAATTCGCAGCGACTCTTTCCTCCAGCTTGATTATTGATTGTACATCCTCACCTATGCCCTTGTTCATCTTATTGGGTATACAAAAGTATTGCAGGCTGATAGTGTGTCTCGATAGGGCTACTAGTCTATGTGGCATGGAAGAAAATACTTGATCGTCTGTTGGTTTGAATGCCACTAAATGAACTCTCTTGTAAGTTTCACCTTGGGACTCAGCAACCGTACCGATCAAAGTTTTCGCATCTTGTATAGTCCCTATTCCCCTGCTCATGTACTCTGAGATGAGTTCATTCTTCTCGTTCTGAGTAAAGGTCATGACCCTGTCCACTTGTGAGAATAGATTGTGATCACCTTTACTGAACGCCTTACATGTTACACTTTTTAGGACTGGTTTAGACTGTGTAAACAATTTTACCGGTCCTGAGTACAAACGATCTCCTTTCTTCCCATTGTTAACATTGGACATCCGCCAACAGATGTCTGCGGGACACCGCCTGGTTATCAACATCTCTGAATAATTGCCGAGACTCGGTTTCAAAAAGGATTTGTTGTCATTTAGCAATTTGATTCTGTTGATAAAGGGCACTTGTCGCCTATCACCGTAAAGTACACACTCTTCCGGCTTCACAGCGGCGATTATACCTCGCAATATGCCCGCGTGTGTCATGTAGCATTCGTCTATCAGCAACGTTTTATAAAGTCTTACATTCCTTCCTCTCGCTTGGAACAAAAATGCATCGACCGTTAAAATCTGAATCATCTTGCCCAACCTCTTCTCCTGTGCGAAAGCTTTTAGCGTATCAGCTGAGTTTCTACTCGAAGTCAACACTAACAACGCACTACCATCCTTTTCCGAATCGAACCAGCGTAACATTCTCTGTTTGATCTGGTAGGTTTTCCCTGCCCCTGGAACAGCGTTCACAAATTTCACATTGTCAATCGCCTTATTAACTTCCTCGACGCTAACTTTCACCAGAAGGTCTATTAACGCTAACGATCGGATTAAATTGAACGAGATTTCATGTGGTTCTAACAAAACTATCCCCTCCGATTCTTTAACCACAGGATCGTTGTTGTATACCAACTTGTGAGTGTTCACTAAACCGTAAATGTTGCTGAGCTCTACGTTGTAATAATGGAACCCGTCCGGTTTGTACTTTACTCTATCCAGCTCTTGTACGTTCTTACAAAACAATTCGTGTTTGTGACCGATTAACGGGATCTCCTGTTTAACAACTTTGTCCAAAACGTCAACCTCAGCCCTCAACCCGTGCAGCGAATGACATAAAGCTTCCAATACGGCTGAATACCCATCAGATCCACTTACTCTCCTAACCAGTGTCCTATAACTTTCTATGTCTAGAAAACTGTTCATTCCAGTAAATGAAAATCCAAGAGTATTGGCTAGGATAGTCTTGATAACTTCAAATCGGTTCACCGGCTGCACCTTACACACTTGCTTGACAACCCCTTGCTCCGGTCGGTTTACTATCTTCAGCGGAGATGATACCTTATTGACGCATCTTGAGACGTTTACTTCCGTGTTGACGGTTTGGTTATTCTCTACGCTTTCCCCTTCTGACCTCACATCGTCGCCTAAAATCAACGTTTGCGTATGTTCCACAACTAAATTTCTTTCGGGCATTAGAGTGGAATCACTCTCTCTAGACGACTCTTCAAAGGGTCTTTTATCTTTCTCACCGAAGACAACGGGAATAGCGGGTTTTAAAACCCCTTCGAACCTACATCTCGAGGCTCCGCTGGATGATCCAATTTCCTGTCCTACACCAGGCATAATCTCGCCAGATTCTCGCATCACCTCGAGAGATTCGTCCGCAACCGCATCATGAACATCAGAGACGACAGCTTTACCTTTCCTCAAACGCTCGCTATCGCTGTCTTGCGCTTTAGTGAGATCTATAAGATTCGCCTGATGTGGGTTTTCGTGCGATTTTTGTGTTTGAGACGCATTTTCTAGGCGTGTCTCGTCTCTCTGCAGGCTCACCGCCGCTGTCCGGAAAGTGTCCAACGCCCTAGCCATAACCATCCTCCTGTCGAAGCGATTCAGGTCAGGAACGACATCCGTAGCGTCTCTACCGCTTCTATCAGAATCGGACGTAGGCACGTATTGGATTGGTGGTTTGAGGGTCTTAAGCGCGCTTAAGTTGATTAAAATTCTCATAAACCGATTAAAATTAAATATGTTTCTTCCGCTCAAACCGTCATGTACTACGCTGGAAAATTCAGCCCCCACATAAACTGGTAAAGCCAATGTAAGTGGATTTGCGACAGCACTAACAACAGATACTAAATTGACGAATTTGCAAAAGCACATCCCAAACATTATCGCACAGAGAGTACTTGTCGACACAAGTTTTAAATTTTCCAACTTACTTTTAAGCTTATCAAACATGGTGTTTAAAGCTTTACAAAACACTTTGTTTGCTTTACTTATTACTATGGCAGATACAACCACGGAAGCAAATGCAGCGTGTGGGATAAATCTCCTGATATACTTATTGAAAAACCTGAGATATTTCCCCTCAATTATCCAGTCTTTCGGGTAAGCCATATCTGCTGCTTTCAGCGCTTTTGCTATCCTGTGTTTTAGCTGTCTGATACGATCAGCAGCATCTTCCTTCAAAGCACTGCATGCGTTGGTGAATAGAGTAGTGGATGCCTGTCCAACATATACGAGTGGTTTACATGCAACATGAGATAATCCCTTTAATAGATCACCCACTTTCACTAAACCTCTCTTCAAAATTTCTCCTACCATAGTTTTCAATGTCTGGTCCAGTCTCTCCTCATCCTTCCTTTTAACATTTTCATATCTTCCATCCGGATTTATAAACTTCGACAATGCTAGTAGCAGGGTCGTTAGCAATCTTCTGATAGGAGTCACTATGTCTAGATTGCACACCATTCTTGTCAAACGCCTGCATAAACGCCACAGCGCAGCTCTAGCAGAGTCTGCAGGTTTGGCTTCCGGCCTGTTCGGCAGTAGGAAATCATACCAATTGGTTGTGCCGCCACCTTTTAAACCTCCGGACCGTTCATTCTTTGATTCGTTTGTCGGATTTTTGAGGTTTTCAAACGAGTCATCTTCAAGCTCTTCTTCAATTTCGTTAATTTCCTCCTCAAGCTTCATCGGTCCAGCTTTACAATTGAGTCCGGCCAACGCTTGCGAAATCGTCAATAATTCTTCAATATATTCATTTTCGCAGTCTAATGGTCCAGACTCCACGGAAGAATTGACCACAATTTCATCGTCCGTATCTTTCAATCCATAATTAGTCTTAAACAAATCCTCACAAGCGTCCACAACGCACTTTGGGAGGCAATTGAATATTTTCTTTAATACCAAACACACAGAGGCAGTTAATCCTTTATAAAGGGTGGAGAATATCTTATATAGGAAACCCCTGTTGGCCTGTTTCAACATTTTGACGGCACGATTCCGTCTAGAAACGGCTTCATTCAGAATGACAGTAGGTAGCTCAACGATCACGTCATTAGATAAATCCACCTTTGTGTGTACTATTTTTGAACCAACTACCATCATAGTCGTCTGCGACCTGAGATTCGACATAACGTACTCGAAAGTACGATCGTCGGTAGTGTTGCAGACATTAGCGGCGTAAGACAAGCTTCTACGAACGAAGTCTCTGTTGACTAATATTGAAAACTTGTCCACCACTCCATGTTCATTCATTCTCGGTATTGTGATACGAGTCATTCCCGCCGTCCAAGGCACCAACCTTCTAGGAAGCGTCTGAACTTCCCTCCTTCGGGTTAAAGATACGGTAATATCCAAATAGGGTCCAAACTGCTCATTGAGTTCAATGTAGTAGCTGTTTCCTGTTTTGCTCACTACAACGCTTCGAGTGATATAGGAGGGCAAGGTATCCAGGGAGTGAACGTAAGAGTCACCTGTTTCTCCTATAAAATATACCAAGTCTCTCCCTTCTTTACTGACAGTGAGAGATGTTTCAGGATACTGCACCGACTCTGCACCTGCTAGAATTTCAGGGGGAAACATAAAGAACAATCTGGCCAAGACTGCACCTTTAACCTCCATAGCTTGCAATAATTGTTCCACATGTATGTCATAAACATCAACCATAGTGATTACAGAGCTCCTATGTTTGCAGTTAGGAACACTCGCGTTGCACACCGATAAGTTAGATATAGTAGTCATGAATTTGAGATAATTCTCATCGAATTCTTTGAAGTCTCCTACTTTATTGAGCAAACTTATACAAGCTTTGCTCAGCCTTCCCGCGTCTTTTAAATCTAAATTAGGAGCACAAACATGAGTATTCGTCAGCTTATTGACCACACAGTTCAAGGTACTGCCCCCAATATCTGAGACTAGGACTCCCCTGTAAGCACGAGCACACATCTCGTTGAAGAACTTCCTCATAGCGTTGAATATAGGATGTGCTCCAGGACTCCCATAACCGGCTTCTATATTATTAATCTTCAACATCTTCCGGAGCAGATCTAGTTGTTCCGCCGTCATCGAACAGTCAACTTTGAATCTCTTATCCGCCCTCTCCCGCAGATCAGATTTCAAAGCTACTTCTAAAATATCGTCGACTGTGTTTTGGAAATGTGAGCTCTCCCTCATAGTCAACTTCTTCACCACGCTGTCTAGCGCAACGCCTAGGAGAGGGTTTCCATTTACTGCCGACATAGAAACTATCTCAGTATTCAGCCCTTCTGGATTTGCGCCGACCAGAACATTTGGAAGCTTTGAATTTTTAATTCCTGACTCCGAATAATGATAGTATTCCCCCGCCTTAACTAAACTTACCTCACCAAACAGCCTCCTCAGATGATTCAATCTCACATAAGGACATTGCGGGTACTTCGATAGAGGTATTTTAGATTTTAAGAAAAGAGGTAACCAACAATACCCCTTCTTTGCGTGAACATTGCGGTTGAATACTGGATCAAAAAGCGTCATGTGTTCTAACGAACTGTAGCCTTTTGCCCAATCATGAGCCACCACTTCTTGAAGAGTAGGGAAACGTGTCTTAATGAAAAGTCGGCTCACTTTCCCATCTCCACAAGATATGTACTCTCCGTGACTCCTACCGGCAGTTCTAAAGTAGAACCACACTTTCTCCTGTAGCGCTACCTTTCCAAGATACACGCCTGCTGGATTAAAGAAATGTGCTAAGGCTCTGTTACCTATGAGCACATTGCCTCTTAAAGCTTTCAATCTGTCCTTCCTCAGCCTATCCCTGACAAATTCAGCTATATATTTGGAAGCCCACTTGCCCTCAGAGTCTAAGTGATTCACTAGCTGTATCTCTCTAGCTAAACTTAGCTCCGATAACTCGACGATCAGTTCGCCGTGTTCCCTGTTCAGTACGATGTGCTCATCTTTCATGAGACACACTCTTCTTCGCCTTTGGTTGTAAAAATAGTCTTCAACCACGGAATCTTCAGAAATATAACTTGAAGAAGACTGGCTTTCAGAAGAAGAAAGACTCCCACCGGCGGCCTTCTCTCTATCAGGAGACGCTGTTTGTTTTGCGTCGTGTAAGTTACGACGTTCAGCGTCGATAAGAGATCGACGTGAGGAGTTTGGTCCATTCTCCCCGGCGACTTCGGGAAAACTCCCGAATTGTAGCTCGAGACCCTTGCTCGAACTGACGCTCCTATCGTTGCTCGTGTGGGATCTTGGTGGTGACGGCAGAAGGTCTTGTTCGCGCAGGGAATCGTCACCAACCCTCCCCCACTGACGTTTAGCGAAACTCCTCTTCCACCCTTCAGGTTTGGGTATGTAACTGTTGATTGCTTTCTTGAAGCCTTCAACATCGGAATCGTGTGAGGAGTATGAGCTGTTCCTAGAAATATTTGAAAAATTTTTATGGGACAGCCTATCGCGAACGAGGACTACCGCCTCTCGCTTTACTGACTGCGGGGAACTACCTCTAGAAGGAGGTGTAGATGTCTTACGGCTCGGCCCCGCACTATCCACAGACTTAGTTTTGGAAAATTGTTCAGAAAGGTCTTTTACAACTGGGCTGTAAAAGAATTTTAATTTAAGCTCCTTATTACTGGGAACTTTCTCTTTTCTGTTCGCGTTTTGCGAACTCGACTGCCCAGCCTTAGCGTTTGGATTGTTGTTGGGAAATTTTTTGTTTATAGGTTTTGGGTTTTGTTGCGAGTATGTCTTCTTTATCTCGCGCTTCATATTAGGGAACTCTTATAAATATAAACCACGGTATTTTGAAAACACTTAATAGAATCGCTATTTTTATATAGCAAGGAAAACACAAACTGACGAAAGTTAAACGTCTTACCCTAAACACGTACTATTTTGTTTTGGTTTTCTTCTGGAAAATATTAAAACGTTTAGAGACGTAGATTAATACGGGAGCGTATTAGAGATAAAACTTATAGGTTGGGAAAATAACTTCGGGCGTTTAGAGTAATGTTTACAGCTCAGATTTCGGAAATGAAATTGAGTGAGTTTGGAAAGTTCGTTTCAGTTTTTGATTTGATTTTGATTTGTTACTTAAATAAACTTGATTTATTTAAGTTAAA